ACACCTGTACCTTCAATAATTGTTACTGTACCTACACTTGTATTTGCCTGATCGCCTGTTAAGGAGAAGTTCGCATCTCCTGTCATTGTCAGTGTGCCTGTTTCAAATGTCGAAGTGACTGCTGTTGCATCTACTTGAGTAAAAATTTCAATATTGACTGCACCAATAGCAAAATCCATTTGGTCGCCAGGAGCAGAAGTAGTGACATTACCATCAGCAATAATAGTTGGATTTTGTAAAACTACATTAGAGAGTAACCCTGTAACTGCAATGTTTTGATCTGTAATTAAAGAAACAGATCCTATATTGAAGGTCGATAAGACCCCTGTAACAGGTGCATCAACACCTGTACCTGTTTGTGTGGTGACTGTACCAAGATCGGTGGCCATCGACTCACCGACCAAGTTTGCATAAATAGTGATATTCTCACCCCATGCAAAAGATCCCCAAGTGTTTCTTCCCCAACCAGCATCGACTGTTGTAATGACTTCTTCTGTACCATCAGCAAAAGTCATCTCAAGGCCTGTGACTATTGCACCATGCCCTTCTTGAACTGTAACAGTTCCTGTAGCTGTATTGGATTGAACTCCCGTGACAGGATAAATAGATTCAGCTTCACCTATTGCTGTTCCTAGAACAACGCCCGATGAAACACCTGTTGGTGTAACTAATGCATTAGCAACAACAGATAAAGTGCCAACACTCGTGTTCGATTGGATACCTGTAACTGAAACAGGTATATATTCACCCCAAGCGCCTTCGCTCCAGGTACCTCTACCCCAACCTTCGAGTGCTGCCATGGTAAGGACTCCCTAGGATTAGGAAATCCTTAGAATAGCACTAGTTGCATCGTTTGTTGGAAACTGAATTGTGAATGTTCCGTTTGTAGATGTTTTTGTTCCGCCAAAATCTAAAACACAAATTGAAGCATTTACATTCGCTGACGATGTGTTGTAAATCAAAGCTGCTTGAGCTGAGATTGTTGCACTAGTGAATGATAAATCATCAAAGTCTACAAAAGCTGTTGATGCTGTTGCGTTAGTTTTGGTTAAGCTGACGTTTGCATTTTGTAAAGTGCCACCGCCTGCTGCGTATGTGCCTGACGCACCGACTTCGTCTGATGCTGAATAGGCTGATGTGTTTGCATCCAAAGTTGCTGCATTTGTGTAAAGAGCGAGATTGATTGTATCACTTGATATATCATGATCGCCATCTAACAACTGCTGTTTGAATGTTGCACAAACTGCTTGGTTAATTGCCATTTTTTGTTACTCCCTTATGGTGTTAGCGATTTCATTGGAATGCGTAACACACCATTTTGATACTCATCCCTACGTTTTCTTCCCATTTGCTCTTGTGCAAAATCTTGCAGAGCGACTTGGTACTTTGCCTCATATAATTGCATATCTTGTGGATTTTTCAAGTAGGAAAAGGCTTCACCCAAGACACCATAGAGAAGAACTTCAGGAGCATTATTAGAAACAAAAGTAGTAGAACTACTATTACTTGTATCTAAGTGTTGTGGAGTTTCATCATACCACATTTCAATAGTATAAACTTGATTAGGAGTAGGAGCCAAAATTAAAGTATTGTCATTCCAATTACCCCAATACTTAGGCTCACCTGTATAATTTGTATCGGTAGTGGATCTTTCCACAGCGTATTCATCCATAAATGTAGCATCTCGTTGTTGAAGCCAAACTCTCTCCTCATTAGATTTAACTAATTGAAGACCTCTAGCAAAACGAAAGCCACCCTCAGGACCTGATACATCTAAAAAAGCATTATTAGCAGTACAAGTAGTAGTGGCATATCTTCTTTGATCATCACTATCTAGTTGTCTAGCTATTTTATTTTCAATATTTGTAATAAATACATTAACTACAGAATTAGATAAGACATCAGCGCTTACCTCTGTATAGTTTCTGACATTGGTTAAAAGTTCACTATAGTTCATGGTTGTACTACAATTGGTCCAACAGAAATACTGCCTCCTCCAATTGTTCCGTTTCCTGTTGCTACATCTGTATTCACAGTAAAAGTATAGTTATTATCATCAACAACTGCAATAGTATATCCTAAATCATAATTGATGTTACTAGCAATTATACCAAAACCACCTAGACCATCTCTAAATCGAACTACATCTCCTGTAGTTCTTCCATGAGAGTCTTCAAAAACATTGATAACAGAAGATCCTTGAGTAACTGTTAAAGGATCAAGATCCAACATTACAGGTACTGGTGTCTCTGTTCTAGCAGGTCTCGCCCAAGGTAAAGCTTGAGGATCTCCTGAACGATTATTTTTAGTAACTAATTGAGGATGTTTAGGCTCCCAACACTCAGGACAAGTCATTAAACCATTCCATTCTTTTCTGAGTTGATGAAAATTATATTGTTGCCCACAGCGATCACAGATAGCTATGGCATATTTACCTGTAGAAAATACAGACATGTTATGATCCGTTTATAAAATAATTTTGTGGTGTTAAGTGGACCGATGCTCGTTGACCGTCTTCCGTCAATGCTCTTTGTAGCTCATCTTCATAATATAATTTTAAAGCTTGAGTCATTTGTGGAGCTTTCTTTTGAGACAAATAAAATGCTAAACCTGAAACCATGCAAGGTAAAAATCTAAAAGGTGCGTCAGGCTGATTTGTATAAGCCCCTACATCTTGTATTCTTCCAATATAGTTATAGTTTATTTGAGTATCAGTTGTGTTAGGTGTTTGATAAAGATTAATTACTACATTAGAAAGATTTCTTTCTACATAGTATTGAGTAGGCTGTCCTTGACTAAACTTATTAGGAATAGCCTGATATTCTGATCTAGATATTTTAGTCATTGTAGTATCAGTAATATTACTTCCTGATGTTTGTCTAAATGTCATTTCTAAAACATCACTTGCATCACTAGGTGCAACATAAGCAGTTGTTCCTGCTACTAAGTTAGCAGAAACATTTTCTACTTTCCATAAATGAACACCTCTGTTCATCCATTCTTGAAATAAGATATTAAGACTTCTTCTAGCTGATTTTAAATCATAACCTGATCTAGTTTCAAGACCACATCTTTCGTATGCGTCTTCGATAACGTCATCAATATCTAAATTAAAAGTGGTTGTTCCAGAGGTAGCCATTTATTAGTTAACCTTTTCACCCATTGCCATTCTTTTGTGTTGATTGACAGCGCCACCTGATTTCATTTTCATCATGCCACCACCACGTTTCTTAGCGATGCCACCACCTCTTTTTTTGATTACTTGCTTTTTTACCTTCATGATTTACTCCTCTTAAAAAGTTTTTCGTATAAATTTTGCCTCTCAGATACTACTTCATTGTAGTATTCTTTAGGCCATTTCTCATAATAGCCTATCTTGTGTAGTTTGCAACTTGCTTCATACAACTGTTTAAACTTTTGTATAAGCATCATAGAGTATTGTAAACTAGAATGTTCAACAGGTTCTTCTGTAGGATCACAAAGAAATTCTTCATTATTAGGATCTGCAGGAGTCTTAGGATGAAATCCCATAAAATAAACATCTTTTTTATTATAGAGATTATTATAAAAATCTATTTTTTCTTGAAATTGCTCAGGAGTATATTGGTCCCAAAAAGGATCACAATAAACTATAATATCGTGCTGTTTTTTATTCCAAGATTTAAGAACATCTGTTAGGTGTTTTTCATACTTAGATTTATCCATACGAACTTCTATTCTAAGTTTACCGTCTTTTCTCCATTTGGCAGCAAAAGGACAAGCTGGAAATCCTAAATGTTTATTCATTGGTTCTAAAACTTTTTTAGACCAATTAATTACATCTTCTTTTATTTCTTCAGCTTTTTTTCTTCGAGACAAATGTTTTTACCATTGTTGGTTTACCACCAGGATTACCTGCGGCTCTTTTTCTGCGAACAGCAGAGGCCTTTTGCGAATCGCTCATCTGTGTGGCTTTTGCAAGTGGAACACATTTTGGATACTTCCTTTTGGTTCCTGTCGTTGATGTTCTGCCGCAAGGCTGATACTTCCCATCTTTCTTGGGTGCCCCTATGTCCACCCACTTTTCTTTCACCCATTTTCTTAACCCTCCTTCGGACATTAATACTTTTTGGTTACCTTTCTTCTATTTTCCATTACACCACCACAACCTTTGGCAATACCACCTTGATTGTAATTAGAAACTTTTTTTCTTTCTTGAGAATCTTTGTTTGTTTTTCCTCCAGGTTTTACTTTTCCTGAACAAACAGCAGATGCATACATGTTAGCGTATGCTGATGGATACACATCAAATTTTCTTTTTGCGGCCGCTTTACCTTTTGCACATAATTTAGCCATCTTGTTTTTCCTCGTCTTCGTGTTCACACCCAGCACATTCACACATACATGTTTCTTCGCAATGACAAGGACATGTGCATTTTTTACAAGTGCAACGACATTCCATTATTTTACTTTGCCACCTTTTTTCATGTATCCCATTTTATTTCTTACATTAGTGGGCAATTTTTTTAGACCCTTATTTTTACTAGAAACAGGTTTTAAATTTTTTTTCATTACTCTACCTCCTGTAGATACTTGTTGTTTTTCTTGGGCTCTTGTTATAGCCATTATCTTCCTTGACCCCTGTATTGTTTGAAATTTCTTCTTTTATGTTTATTCATTGTAGACCAACTAATCCTACCATCACCTATTGTAGTTTTTTTAACAACATGTTCAATAGTTTGAGAAGAAGTATTCTGCTTTTTAGCCATAATTACTTTTTCTCAACTTTGTTTTCTAGTTGCATAACTTTTTCTTTTATAACAGCTATATCAAGCATCATGGCTTGATTAGCTTGAACTAAAAAATCAATTTTTTGAGAAATAGGAATTACATCAGCTTCAAGATTAGAAACTCTGTTATTTAAGTTAGACCAAGCGAAAGAGATAGAAACTACAATCAGTGTCCATCTTAAAACTAGTCCACTATAATCTTTTAGTTTATCTATTTGCATAATCTTTTATACCATAAAAATTAATATAGCCTAAGCTAATTGTTCCTAGCGTCTTGTTCTAATAGCCAAGAAAGTTTATCAACCTTCTTTTCCATGCTTTTCCATTCCATATGCATGGTCAATATCTCTTGAATATGTGCTTGATTATTAGCTATTCTATTATCCATTTTAGATAAAAACCAAACAAAAGAAACACTTTGCATAACGATTACAAGGATAACACTAAGTGTTTTACTATCTAAGTTCATTTAGCACCTCCAACGTTTACGAGCTTGTCTTAATCTTGAATTAGGATCTTTTGCTGCTTCAGGAAACTGTTTCATTTGTCCTGCAGAACGAGCACAATAAGATTTTCTTCTTTCTGCTCTTTTACCTGTTGGATTTTTTTCTGTAACAGCAGTTTGTAAATTAGAACCAGGATTAGCTCTTCTATAAGCCTTAACCCCTTTGGTAGTCATTCCCGCCCCTTTTTTAGTGGGGCGAAAATTACCTGATTTAACAGAAGTTTTTATTTCCATGATTAATCGTAATATTTAATCCACTCACACCAAACGGTCACTTCTTGACCAGCAATAGTGGTAGCTGGAATTTCTAGCTTTACGTCTCCTGTATATCCAGTAGCTTTTGTATTTTGTAAACCACCAAAAGTAGAGAAATCAAAACTGTTATCATAGTTTAATGAAAGAAAAGGAACATCTGTGTCAGCATCCCAAGTTAAGGTAGCTGATGCATTTGCTGCGCCTGCTCCATTATACCATATTTGATTCAATGCAACTCTAGTACATGCTTCTCCTGCTTTATTAGGAGCAAGAGCAGAAACATCTACTAAAACCACTGAACTAGTGTTTCCACCATCACATGCTACAAAACATGTGTTAATTAATTTTCGGTCCCCTTGAAATTGAATTGTAGGACCTGTTACTGTGTTTGCCATTTTTTTCTCCTATCATGGCGGGGGGACATTACTCCCCCACGCAGAGTTGTTAATATTAGCTTGATGATACGTTAGCCAATGTGTCGCATCTTAACCAAGTTGCTCCATCTGAAAAAGCAATAACAGCGGCTCCGTTAGCGCCATCTTGCACATATACCATCACACCTTCGTTAGCATCTGCAACTAAAGATGTACTTCCTGATGTAATAACAGTGTTAGTTGTTCTTGTGAAAGGTGTAGTTCCACCCTGATCTGTTCCTGAAGCATTAGGATTTGGACCAGCGATCACCCCTCTTAGACCTACGATTGGGCCTGTAAATGTAGTTGTTGCCATAATAAACCTCCTCGGTTGTATAGACCTTGCCACATAATCTCTATACCGTCTGCTAGCTCAGTTTATGTGACTTGTTATGCTAGAACTAGAATATGACATAAAAAAAGGGCGCAGTCAAAGACATACGCCCTTCTTAGTAGTTATTTAATTATTATGCAGAGCCTGAAGTTCCGAAGATACCTCTAGGATCAGAGAAACCAAATGAGTATCTCTCTCTAGCTTTGTATCTTACGTTACCTGTGTCAAAATCGCCTTCCATGTTTGTGGAAAGAGCAGTTCTAACAAAGTGCTTTAGACCATTTGGTGCATCAGTTTTAATGTAGAATGCATCTGTATCGGTTAAGAAGTGATTTACTACATAACCTTCAGGAATCATTCCCATGTTTCTGACTGCATTGATGTCGTTGTCTGCTGTACCTGTTCTTAAAACAGAGTTCATTAATCGATCAGCAGTAAACTGTAATTCTTTTGGAATTATAAGTTTTCTACCTTGAGTTGCGATTTTAAGACCACGCTCATCAACAAACGCAGCAATATCAATTAAAGCTTGCTCTAATGATACCTCATTAAGATCAGCATCAGTTGCTAATCTGTTTGAGAAAGTACCACCAACAGCTAATGGGTGTTGTGTATTAATAAGTGATACACCGTCACCACCTGGGTTAGTACCTGCGGCACCACCAGATGCGAATGCATTATTTAATACATCAGCGCCTTTGACTTGCTTTGTGTTTGCCATTGATCTTGCAAGAGCTCTTGTATAACGAGAAGAAAGTGAATCGTAGAGGTTATCTTCGATTGCTTCTTCAGTGATAGCAAAACCTAATGCAATAGTTTCGTGTGTGTAACGTGAAGTATAAGCTTCAGCAGCAGTATCATAAGAGATACCTGAGCCTTCAGATTTAACTGGAGCTGAACCGAAACCTGATAACATTACCTCTTCTTCGAATGCTCTGTCAGAAGATTCTTGATCAAAGATTTCTTTGTGCTCTTGCTCATACCTTGAATATTCCAAACCAAACAGTGCGTTTAGGCCTGGCTCTAACTCTTTAACGAGTTGACTTCTTGAAATAGCCATGGATTATACCCCTGCCTTTCCACCTGTGTAGAAGTGAAGATTAGGTTTTACAATCAAATTGCCATTAGCAGAAGATGTATCATCGTTATCAGGATCTTTTGAAAGACCTACGATAATCCATGTTGAGCTAGCATTTGATGCAAAAGTGTTAACTTCAGCTTTTGAAATACCAGATTTTGTGCTACCTGCAGTGTAAGATGTCTCAGCATTTTCACCGACATTAGCAGCTGTTATTGTTCCATTTGCTTGAACTTCAAACAATTGGTTTGGGTCGTCAATGATTTGTGCAACGATATCGCTTGCTGCAACTCCACCAGGATAGAAATTACTAAAAGTTGGTTTTTGTGTTGTTGGGTCTGTGTAGAAACAACCGTTAAAAATACCAACAATAGTATCACCTGCTGAAGATGCAATATCAATGTTACCGTTAGCAACAAGCTTGACAGGATCACCCATGAAGATAGCTGATGCTTCACCATTGGCAATTGTGTATTGAGTTTGCCCTTGGTTAGAAACGCCGCCACCTACTTTCATAACGGGTCTAAACCCGAAAGGTGCGTCTAAGTTAGCCATAATATTACTCCTTTGTAATACGTTGTTAATATTGGTCGTTTAACAAACCGTGCCGATTACGAGTTGTTACCTGAACCAAAAGTTACTTTGGTTTGCCTTTGGGGTTTGCTGATCGGCATCCGTGGATCCTCGATTTTCAGTAAATCATTGTCGACGGCCTTTTTTTGGCCCTCGGTCAAGTTTTTGTAATAAGCATTTCGCTCTTCAATGATTTCAACTGGCATACGAGCTAACAGCAACCCACCTACCCCTATTACACCAGCATGTTTACCATCTTCGATAGTAGGAAGCTCCCAATCAGGATACTCGTCAGCTCGGACTAATTCCCAACCTTCTCGTAATTTTCCACTAACATTTTTATAGTCGTCATAACCTCTAACTGAGGCCCTTATCCATCGATGTTTGTATCCATCGGGTGCTGGGGGTGCGTCTAATGAGGAAGGTCTTGTCCAACCCTTTTTACGAGCTGTCTTTTCTCTTGTCTCATTTGACCTAAGCGTTTTATTTACCATGTTATCTCCAATCTATACATATTTTGCGTATTCTTCAAGTGGTACATTTAATCTTTTTGCAATAGCAACTTGACTAGGAGTCAATTTTACTTTTCTAGATCCACTTGATTTTGATGTTCTTGATGCTCCAGCAACTGTTTGAGGAGCTTTTTCTCTTGGTTCTTTAGCTTCTTCTTTGAATTTATGAGGGAATTGATTCTTCATATAAGAATTTATTTCTTCATAATAATCATCACTTTTAGGATCATATCCTTCTTTTAAAAGTTTTTTATGATGAGCTAAAGCAGTGAAAGTCATTGCTTCATCTGAACCAAACCATTTATTTTCTTCTGCCCATTGTTCAGCTCTAGGATCAGGCTGTCTTTGAGCAGTTTGTTGTGGTTGAGATTGTCTCTCTGCCATTAAACCTTCTTGTTGTTTTAATAACTGTTCTCTTTGTTGTTTAGAAACAATTGCTCTTTCCTCTTCAATAGCTAATCGAGTTAAGGCTCTTTGAGCATCAACCTGTGCATTGACATCATTATTGTATAAAGCATCTTGATATGCTTTTTTAGCTTGTTCTATCTGAGACTTAACTCTTGTTTCGTACTCAGAGATATAGTTTTCATCTAAAGATTTTATCTTTTTTTCATACTCTTCATATTTTCTTTTTGCAGTTTCTGCAAAACGAAGAGCTTCTTGTTCTCTTTGCTCAGTTTTTTCTATCCTGTCTAAAAGTTTTTTAATTCTTCTTTGAACATTTTTAGAATATTTATCTAAGCCATCTTCTTTAGAATCATCATCTGAAGAATCCTCTACTTTTTCTGTTGTATCTTCTGTAGCTTCTTTTGACTCAACAGAATTTTGTTCGGTAGATTTTTCTTCCTCATGAAGTTCGACCTCTTGACCTTCTCCCGAAGTATCAAGGTCTACCATTTTTTCTTCAGCCATATTTATCTCCTTAATAAATTGTTAATACGTCTTTGGGATCTTTTAATTTTGCTAATACTTCGTCATCATTAAGAATACGGATTTCTCCACCTTCAATCTTAACTCTTGATCCAGCATATCTTGCAAAAACTATCCAATCACCTTTTTTACACCATGGTCCATTAGGAAATTTATCCTTATCGCCATAGGCATCGGAACCCATACTTAGAATCAAACCTACATTAGTGGTTAGTTGCTGTTCTTCAATTGCCTTATCAGTAAGATACAAACCACCTTTGGTTTTATCAACACCTTTATAAGGAAGAACAACTATTCTCCAACCTGTTGCTTGAGGTATTCTCTCCAAGGCAGGACCTTCTTTCCTATCGTCTTCTTTCTGTTCTTTTACTTTTACAGAAGGTTTTTTCTTATATCCTTCGGGTAAAATTAAACTAGTCATCTTTCATTACCTTTCCTAATAGCTCTTTGTAGTCTATTAAAAATAACTCCATAGCATGTAATTTTCCAAGAGCATATTTATAGTCTTCATAAGAGTCTATATTTTTGGACAATATATCATCTTTATATTGTTCAATTCTATTATTAATTTCTTTTTTTAATAAGTAGTCAAAAGACTGTTGCATTATTTTTTAATTTAATCCTTGCAAAGATAGTGAAGTGTTACAATTGCACGACCCATATCAGGACCTGTAATAGCAGTGCATTTAAAATTAAAAGTTGTATCATGCCCACCACCGTTAGTATCTACTGAACATTTCCATTCTTGACCTGTAGGAACATCTCTTTTTTCTTTGTGTTGATTATTACAACTACAATCTAATTCAAAATTCCAACCTTGATCTTGTTTTGGATCAATTTTATCTCCAAAATCAACACCTAAAATAGTGTAGTGTAAATCTATTTTAACTCCCCAAGTAGTTTGTTTATCTTCATGGTGAAAATAACCGTTCTCATCAAGAACGATATCTACTGTTTCATCTTTATATACTGTCATTTTGTAAGATTATTTTTTTTCTCATAACTGCGGAGCCCAGCCATCCCAAGCAAAGCCAAGACCAAAGGCATCAACTGTTCCATATTCATCTGAGGAAGTTCTCCTACTTCAATATGAAAAACACCTAAAAAGAACACGATAAAAGGCTTAAGTACAAATTCGAAAAATATGGCCAATGCTGCACTAAATCCAATGAGGGGTCTCCAAGAGCGTTGCAAGATGCCTGAAATATCTGTAGCTGTAGACTGAGCATCTGCTAAATTAATCTCCATTTGTTTTGAATTAATTTCATTTTCTAATTCTTGTAATTTAATTCTTATTTGGCCTTTTTCTTCTTCGGAGGTGTGAACACTATCAATAATTTTACCAACAGTGTCCACTAGAGACCCTCCTAATAATTTTGAAAGCATTTATTATTTAACAAACCAATGATAAGCAAGGAAACATGCTACAATAAAAATAAACCATTGTGCATGTACGTTAAGTTTGTTCCATAGACCAAAAGTCCAATCCCATATTTTCTTCATTAGAATACTCCTTCGAATTTAAGTCCTTTAAAAGCTATTCCATAGCCTTTTTTATGTTTTTTATCTTCAGGAACATTTCCAACCTTCATAATTTTTCCAGGTTGTATGTTGTATCCCTGAGATACAGGACCTTTTTTGGGTGGTGTTGTTTTTGTAAGTTTTTTAACCATTAGTGCAATGTTAGACTATTTTCTTCTTTTTGCAACCTAGATATTTGAGTAGAAATATAAGAATCTGCAATGAATTCACCATAAGCATCAACCATTGTTTCACGACTCATCGCTAACATTACTTGAGCTAGTTCTACTAAATTAACACCTTGATCGACTTGTTCTTGTACAAACTCTCTTGTTTGATCGATTATACCTTGAACTCTTTTTTCAGTCTCTTTGTTCATATCTAAAGTATAATACTTATTACTTTTTTTTCCTAGTCTTCTTTTCAACACCTTTAATAATTCCTTTATTTCTAGAAGCATAAAAAACCTGTTCACCTTTCTTTTTTCCATATTCTTTTTCCATAGCAGATTTTATTTTACTGCCTTTTTTGGTTAAGGGCATCTCTTCTCTCCTGATTTAATGTTTGTGTTGTCATTTTGTCATACTGAACTTCTGCACGTTTGTCAGCAATGTCATAATCTTTTTGTATTCTTGCTTGATCAGTCGCTGTCTTCTGACGAAGTTTCTCTGCGTCTAATTGTAATTTAGCTTGATCTATTTGTGCATCCATTTGATCTTTTTGAGCGCCCTGTTGTAACTCTTGTTGTTTTAATTGTATTACAGGATCAGGCTGACCAGCACCACTTAGTTGTTGTGAAAGTTGTTTTATCTCTGTCATAAACTGTGCTTCTAGTTTTGCGATAACAGCATCCATTTGATCTTCAGGAACTTGTTGTTGTTGAACTAAGAAAGAGGTTTGTTCTTTTGCTTTTAAAGAAACATGCTCTAAAACGTGTTTTTGAAGTTTCATAGCCATTGGAGGATTACCCAAGATCATTTGATTAGTTCCAAAGATTAAATGGTTTTGGATATGCGCATCGTGATCTTGTCCTTCGTATGCCTTCATTAAATTTCCATCGAGTAAATCAGCGTGCTCCGTGGCTGGATCTTTAGGAGCATTAGGGGAATCTTTTCTTAAAATCTGATCAATATCTTTAACACCTAAAGCTTCATACATTCTTCTGTAAGCTTCTTTAATGTTATGAATATCAGGTGCACTTTGTGCTAATTGTAATTCAGTTTGAGCTAAAGTTACTCTTTGAGTTGTTGAAAAAATATTAGGATCAGAAACAGGTAGTACATCTACATGATCACTAAAGTCTTCAGCTTTGACTTTTCGATCAGCTCCTTCTACAGCATAAGGATATTCTTCAGGAAGATATTCTGCAAAAACATTAAACAGTAATTTAAATTCTCTTTTTTGAGAATAGTGACAACGTTTGTGAATTCCTGACATCACTTTTGAGCCCCTCTCCAATAATGCTATTGTTGTACCTACTGGAGCATTTTGATTTGCATCACCAACTTGCATGTCGGTTATAGCAGCAAATCTTTGTCCTGACTGAACAACAAAGCCTAAAAGACTGTACAAAGTTTGAGAGGGTTCTTTGTAAGGTAATGGCATCAGAGCATTTCTTAAATCACCGTTAGGTGCATCAATGTCTCTAAATTCTCCTGGTTGTAACGGTTCACCGTCATCTCTTATTCTAAGTCCACGAGACTTAAATCCTGCTGGTAAGTTTGCTAACGTACCTGCGTCTATTAATTGTCTTAAAATTTTAGTTGCTGTTCTAGATAAAGATCCAATTAAATGAATTAAACCAAAACCATAGAAACCTAAACCTGGTAAAAATTTATAATGAACAAAATATTTTTTCTTTAATTTTTTCTCATCATTTTTATCGTAGTTTCTTCGAATACCAACAATCTTACTAGAACTATCTTCAATAGTTACAATGTAAGGTATTTTAATTCCTGTGGGCTCACCATCCATGCCAACATCTTCAAAACCTTCTAAGTCTAAAGAAACATGGAATTCATATAAACGAATAGACTTGTCAATGTAAGAAGGTCTTACTCCTTCAATTTCATCATATTTTTTCTTAACTTCACTTGGGTCTACTTGACTAGGAATAATTTCTATATCTTTATAAAACCCTGAGACTTGTTTTTTTCTAAAATCATTATAGTTCATGTTAATGATCTGAGTAATTCTTTCACAAGAATCTAAATCAGTTGCCATGTAGTTAACAACTAAATCTTCTGCTGGAACAAATTTAGAAACAGCTCGATCTAATAACTCATCGTAATAAATTTTTTTAAAGGTTGAACCTGCGAGAGGTAAATAAAATAACATCTGATCAAACTCAGGAGTGTAGTCTTCCATTTTGTTCATCAACTGATAGTTCATAAATTCTTGTACTCGTTGTGACTGTGCATATTTTTCAGGAGTCTCTGCTCCCATCATCACGGTTCGCACAGGACCACCTGAAGGTAATAATTCTTTATAAGCTGTTGCTTGAAACTGTGTGGCACTTTCCGCTAAGAGTGGATGAGTAACACCACTTGCACCTGCAAAGGGTCGAGTTCTTTCTACATACTTAAATCCTAAAAGATCTAAACCTTTGGTATAAGATTCTTCCCAATCTTTTCGAGAAGCACGATCATTTTCTAATTCAGCAAGTAACTCATCAGAGAGACGATCTAGCTCTCTCTCATCCATTACTTCAGCTAAGTTTGAATAAAATTCTACTTCTTCAGGGATCGCGGACATTGGATCAAAATCAAGTGTCGCTCCTCCATCTTCATCCATTTCAATTTCTAATCCCTCAGGAGTAGGAATTCGTTGACCGTCAATCTCGACTTCAGTTTC